AAGTGACAAGCCAATAGTTCCACCACTGGTTGTTGGTGTTCCTCATGCGGTGCTTGCAAAGGTAGAGCCATATGTCAAATCAAGAAGGGCGCAAACATCAGAAGATTCGGAATCCTGGGTCGCTGGTCAAGTCAACCCCACACTCAACTCGTTCGATGTTGGTGACACACGTGCGACAACAGCCATTGTTGAAGAACCCATCTTCTTCCAAGCACATATGAGTGGTGAAGCCAGGGTCAAAGAAAAAGTGTTGCATTCATTGTCGTCAAATATGGGTACAGGCGGCAACAACACTCCTTTGGTTGCTGAGCCAACGATGGCTGTGCGTAGGTTGACCCCACTTGAATGTGAACGGTTGATGGGATGGCCTGATGATCACACCCGATATAAAGCTGACGGCACAGAGCAAGCCGACACCCACCGATACAAACAGTGTGGCAACGGTGTCGCATCACCAGTAGCACAATGGATAGCCAAACACATTCTCAACATCTAACTGAAAGTAACCCTGCGCAATGAACACATTAGATACAGCAATCGCCTATACACGATTAGGTATCAGAGTGGTACCGATCAGACCTGGACACAAATACCCAGGCATCGACGCATGGCAAACGAAAGCCACCGATGACACCGATGTGGTCACATCATGGTTCACTGGTGACTACAAGAGCTACGGCATCGGCATCGCTACAGGTCGCACCAAATATGGACAGATATTCGTGGTTGATGTGGATGATCGTGAGGAGTATCGAGGGTCAGATACCTTGCACGATCTGGAGCAGCGGTTCGGTGCGTTACCTGAAACGGTCACAGCAATCACCGGCACAGGAGGACAACACCTCTACTTCTATTCACCTGTTGAGGTGCGGAATGATGCTGGGTCACGGCTTGGTGTGGGTTTAGATATTCGTGGTGAGGGTGGGCAGGTGTTAGCAGCACCAACAGTCCATCCGAACGGCAAGGAGTACCAGTGGGTTGATGGGTGGTCACCTATGGACAAACGGCCTGCGAACGCACCACAGTGGCTCCTGACGCTTCTCACGACCAATCCACAGATGGTCAAGCCCCAAGGTACGACTGACCTGTTCTTGGCTGACCCAACGACACCAAGCGCAAGATACTGTGCGCAAACCACATGGGAGCAGCTGCTCATCCCAGACGGCTGGACACTCGCCAAGACAGACAGACACGGTGAACAACACTGGACTCGACCAGGCAAAGACTCAAGGGATGGCATCAGTGCAACCATCGGACACAACGGCAACGACGCACTGATCGTGTTCACCTCCACCATCCCTTGGCTCCCCGAAGGTGGATACAACCGATTCGGATACATGGCAGCACGCGACCATCACGGCGACTGGAAACAAGCAGCCAAACAATTCTTAGCCCACAACACCACACCAGCCGACACCACCACCATCACACCCGACGAGATGCTCGACATGCTGGTGGATTGGAAGACCTTCTGGAACCAAGACCACATCGTTGAAGACTGGATCGCCAAACCACTCATCGCACGGGCAAGACAAACAGCCCTGTTCGCTGGAGCCAAAACAGGTAAGTCGTGGCTCACACTCAACGTCGTTGCAGCCCTAGCCACAGGCAAACCAATCCTCGGACACCCACCCACAACCCAAGTCCACTGCCTTTACCTTGACTACGAAATGGTAGAAGCCGACCTATACGAACGCCTCGAACAGTTCGGCTACACAGAAGACGACGACCTATCCCACCTCCACTATGCCCTCATCCCATCCCTACCCCCACTCAACACACCTGAAGGAGCCTCAGCGATCATGCGCCTCTGTGAGCTGACCAAGGCTGAGGTTGTCGTGATTGACACCACAGGACGAGCCATCGAAGGTGAAGAGAACTCTGCTGACTCATACCGTGAGTTCGCCAGGACGACGGGGCTTGCCCTCAAAAGAGCAGGCATCGCCTGTGTACGCACAGACCACGCAGGCAAAGACGGAGGCAAGAAGCACGGTCAACGAGGGTCATCAGCCAAGAACGATGACGTGGACATCGTGTACCGGCTAGACAAGACCGACGAGGGACTAACCCTTGAACGCACCCACACACGCATCAGCTGGGTACCAGCCAAAGTGGAACTCATGGTCGAAGAGTTTGACGACATCACCACCATCCGACTGCGCACACGAGAACACAAAGGCTGGACAGTAGACGAGATAGACCTAGCCAAACGCCTCGATGCCCTCGGCTACCCAACAGACATCTCAACCAATGAACTGATGCGCCAAGCCAAAGCCAACGGCCACAAACTCGCACGACGATCCACCCTCATACGTGCGCAACAATGCCGACTCCTACCCGTACCAGACCCATTAGAAACGGGTACCACCCTCGGGAACCCCCCTCTAGAACCCATACTAGGCATGGGTACCACCCCCCTACTACGTAGTAGTAGGGGTGAACCAGCCCCCTCCCACCCTGGTACCCACGACGACATACTCGATCAACACAACCTTTGGTAGACACCAACACCCACCCCCAACCACCACACCCACCCCCACCCCCAACCCATGCCACCCATCACCCGACCCTGCCTCAGCTGCAGACAACTCACAACCCAACCAATGCGCTGTGACCTATGTGAGGCCAAACACCAGTCGAAGCGCAACCGTCTCCGAACTCATTACCAAGGCGATTACAAGACCCGAGCTGCATGGGTACGTGCCAACGCCACGACTTGTCACATCTGTGGCGAAGGAGACCGAGGATCATCTGATCCTTGGACAGCAGATCACATCTACCCAGGCGAACCTGACTCACTCCTCCTGGCAGCTCACCGATCCTGCAACTCAAGTCGAGGCGACGGCACCCGATGACCCCCCTCCGGCATCCTCGGGGGGTGGGGCAAAACTCGGGGGGCTGCACCCCCAAAGTACCCCAGCCGTGCGCGACACGTGCACTCGCGAAACTAGGGTGTTAGTCATGATCCAAAATGACCTGCAGAATCTTGCCCATCCAATCACCGAACTCCAGTTGCTCCCAGGCAACCCGAGACGTGGCGACATCGACGCTGTGAAGCGCAGCCTTGAAGCGTTCGGACAACGCAAGCCGATTGTGGTGCGCCGGTCAGACAGTGTTGTCATCGCAGGCAACCACACATTGCAAGCTGCGCAGGCGTTGGGCTGGGATGAGATTGCTGTGGTGTGGGTTGATGATGATGAGGTCACGTCAAAGGCGTTTGCGTTGGCCGACAATCGCACAGCTGAGTTGGGTGACTATGACGAAGAGGCGTTGGCTGATCTGATCAACGATGTCGGTTCGTTGAACCCTGGTCTGCTGGAGTCATCAGGTTGGGATGATAAGGCTGTGAAGGAATTGTTGGATCGTGTTGAGCAGATTGAGTTGCCAACCGATGTTGACGAGGTGCCAGAGGATGTTCCTGCCGTATCAAAGTTGGGTGACGTGTGGTTGCTTGGGGATCATCGAGTCATGTGTGGCGACAGTCTTGTTGTTGCCAATCTTGATCTGCTCATGAATGGCAAGAAGGCTGGATGTGTTCTGACTGATCCACCGTATGGCATAGACCTGAATACGGATTACTCACAAAGCGAAACGAACAAAGGCAAGAAGTATAAGAAAGTTTTGAACGATGATAAGCCCTTTGATGCTTCAATGATCTACAACTACTTTGACGCAGTGGATGAACAGTATTGGTGGGGAGCAGATTATTACAGGAGAACAATCGCTGATTCGGAACTAACAGGTTCATGGCTTGTGTGGGATAAGAGAGTTGATGAACATTTAGATTCGGTAATCGGTTCAGCCTTTGAACTGTGCTGGTCACGCACAAGACATCAACGCAAGATACTTCGCTTCCAGTGGACTAACTACACATCGCACGAAAATGCTGGACATAAAAGAGCGCACCCAACTGAGAAACCAGTTGCAATGCTGATTCAGATAATTGATGACTATGCTCCAAAGAATTGTGTTGTCGTTGACTTGTTTGGTGGCTCAGGAAGCACGATGATTGCAGCTGAAGAAACAAAGCGTTTTGCTTATCTGATGGAACTTGACCCACAGTATGTTGATGTGATCTGTGCTCGATACCAGAAGCAAACTGGTGTGTTGCCAGTGTTGGAATCATCTGGAAAGGTTCACGACTTCCTCAATGTCTAAACCTGTTGGTCGTCCACCTAAGCCTGTGGAGCAGAAGCGTCGTGCCGGTAATCCTGGTCATCGTCCGTTGCCCGATGTTGTTATTCCTATCCCCACGTCTGCAACTGCTCCTGAGCCTCATCGTCCGTTAGGTACGGCAGGTCGCCAGTTTTGGGAGCGTGTTTGGAATGTTGGGTTCACTTGGATCAGTCCTCAGATGGATGTCGAGTTGTTGCAGATTGTGTCTGAGCAGATTGATGAACGGGCTGCTCTGCGTGTGAAGGTTTTGCGTGAGGGTGATTGGCGTGATCGCACTGCGCTTCGTGCGTTGGATTCTCAGGTGCTAGATTGTTTGTCCCTGCTGGGTTTCACTCCTGTTGATCGCGCTCGGTTGGGCTTCGTGGAGGTGAAGATTCAAAATGAACTTGAACAATTCCGTGACCGTAAAGCAAATAGGTTTGCCAACATGGTCAACTCCGAGGTTGTATCCGACTTCTGATGGCGATCTAGTTACCGACTTTGCTGAGACGTTCTTACATGTCAGCAAGGGTGTGTTGGCTGGTGAGGGGTTGAGGTTGACGGGTTGGCAGAAGGGTTTGCTGGATTCTTTGTATGAGCGTCGTGCTGATGGGCTGCTTCGGTACCGTCGCAGCATTGTGGGTTTGGCTCGGAAGAACGGGAAAAGTTTGCTGGGGTCTGTTGTCGCACTCTATGGCTTGATCGAGGGTGAGCCTGGGGCTGAGGTGTATTCAGCTGCTGGTGACAGGATGCAGGCACGAATTGTGTTCAATGAAGCGAAGTGGCAGATCAGCCAGTCACCGGCATTGTCTGGTATTTGCAAGGTGTACCGAGATGTGGTCGAGGTTCCGTCTACTGGGGCGATCTATCGAGTGTTGTCAGCTGACGCAAAACTTCAACAAGGCCTAAATGCTTCGTGCGTCATATTTGATGAGGTTCACGTACAGCCAAACGAGGAACTCTGGAATGCCTTGAGTTTGAGTATGGGCGCACGTAAAGACCCTCAGATCATCGGTATCACTACAGCAGGGTATGACCCTGACTCGTTGT